AATTTGTCACGGATTTTGTCAGAAGTTTTTAATGCTTTTGCTTTATGTGTTTCATAATTATTATAGGCATCCTTCATTACTTCTACTAAATGGATGTAGTCTGGCTCTCCCCAAAATCCCGGCACCGTCCAATTTCCATATATACCTTCTGGTTTTCTTAATTCAGGAACATTAACCAAAAGGGCATCCTCTCCATATTCCGTTGACCCACCATAATTGGAAAGTATCGTGGGGATTCCGCAAGCCATAGATTCTATTCCAGGAAGATAAAATCCTTCTGAACGTGAACAACTCACAAATACATGAGATGTTTGAAGCCGTTTAATGTAATCCTGTCTTTCCTCGAAATGAACAATGATAAATCTTGAATCAGTAAATCCGTAAGCAACCATTCTTTCTTCTGTTGAATTATATTGATCTGATGGAAATAAAGTATCAACAGATAAATATAATCTTACATTTGGGTATTCTTTTCCCGGAAATGCCTTCAGAAAACATTCGCAAATTTCTTTTGTAGACTTCCGATGCTGAAACTGGCCAACATGGATAAAATTAAATGTCTCTGGTTCTTTTGTCCATTCAACCGGATGATAAATGTCTGGGTCAACACCCTCCGGCACTACATGAATAAATTCTTCTGGAACTCCTTGAGTTATACTCCAAGCCTTTTGCGCTTCACTAGCAACCCACAGTTGGGAATAGTTTTTAAGTTTATGAATAAATTCATCCGGCTGGAGAGAACTTTCCCACACATTATAGAGTATAGATGGTTGAGGCGGAAATTCATTTATCTGAGAAGCGGTAACTGTATCAAGAAGAGATATATATACTTCCCCTGATTCAGTTCCATCTTTTTTTTCTTCGTGCAGTTTATTTAAGGCACTAAAGAACCGCGATCCATGAATTCCATAACCAGTGCGTTCATTAAATGTTGCGTTTATTCGGAGGTTCTTAAACATTGGCCACCTCCAAATGTTTCCAATATCGGTCATGCTGGATATTAAAAATATGGTTTCTGCTGACGCAAAATTCTTTACTTAATTTGGTAATACTTTTTATTCCTCTGAACGACCTTATTTTCACAATATCATCACTGGTAAGTTTATGGTTACTTGACTTTTCTCCCACCGCCGGCACATTAAGACCAGTGCGAAATGCGTGTAATCCATTTTCTGACCTTGTTACCCATTCCAAATTGTCAGAATTATTGTTCAACTTGTCCCCATCCTTATGGTTTATTTCTTTTTTATCCAATGGATTTGCTATAAAATTTTCACATACTAATCTATGGACATATACCCATCTTTTTCTTCCATTATTTTTCAAACATACTTTTAAATATCCACCTCGTCCTATCCAAGGATTTAAGAATTTTCCTTTTGGCCCTAGGACACTTCCATCTTTAAAAATTTGGTAATTATCAAAATCTTTAATAAACATTTTATCCTTACCCTCCCTCCAGGTATTTTATTTTCCCTCAGTTATTTTGGAAGGCGCTGAGAGGCGAAAAACTGAGGGTTGGTTTTCCTTTCAGGCCATGGAACCCGCCCTCCCAGCACCAAGATTTAATTACCCGCCATATCCTTTTTATTACTGAATATCCCAACTGCATCAGCTACGCCTTGTATTGTCCGGCCTCCGACAATTAAACCAACAAAAGTCAGGACAGATTCTGGGATGTTAACCATATACCCCAGCCACACACTGTTAAATGCCCAGCCGGTCAACACGACCATCACCACATTAAGCGACAAAAATCTGGACATGGAAGTGCAATCCCTGCGGTCGATAAGCTTTCTTAAATATTTTTTGATACTGCAAATCCATCGTTTCATAGATAAATAACTCCCAGAAGTATTCCAGCCAAGATGCCCAATCCGCCACCACTTACGAACAGTTTAAGTTTATCAAAGAAAGACGGTTTGTTTTCCTCGATAATTTTCTCATATGCTTCTTTTTGTGAATCCATAATCTTAACCACATTGTTCTTCGCATCATCACAGAAAATCAACTGCTGTTTAAACTCTTCTGCCTTCCCTTCACATGTAACTATTTCTTCCTTGATAACTTTTATCTCCTCTTCCATCTTGGAGAACTTTTCTAATTTAGGGACAACTTCTGAAGCCATCTCCGCTTCGTCCATCCAGATAACTTTCCCTCTTAAATCCGCATAGCTAATTGAGGGGATGAAGACCAAGAACACGCAAACGATCACGAAGTTCATCAGAACTTTCCGGAGGTTTAATCTTTGCCATCTCATTTTCAATCTCCTTCTGTTGCTTTTTTAAGGACTTTATTTGCTTGTCGTATGACTCAACTTTCTTTTCGGACTCCTTTATTCTTCTGTCGTAGCCTTCTGTTATCTGGGTCACTTGGCCTTTGACAAGATCGTTTACGATTTCGACTGCGTAATCTTTCCCCATCCAAAACCACGCTATTATCATTATCACTATGACCACGGCGGAAATTATTATCGGTACTTTCCATTTTGACCACCACATATTTTGCCCTCCCTCTCAGGCTAATTGTAAATGAGCAAATTCCTTTACTCGTCCATCCTTCCCTATTACTTGGGACAATCCGAGGCTCTTGCCGATTTCCACAGCCTTATTCCAATGGTCTTTACAGTTCATTGCCCAGTCACATTTACCGTTCACGATAATACAGAAATCAAACGCATCACCGGTAAGATGTTTGGAATTCAATGTCCATGTTACTTTGGGACCAGGATTACCGCGTCCTTGAAGCCAGAGAGCGTTTTGCTCGGCTTGTGTTCTCTTGGTACAGGTGAGGATATAATCAATATCATTCTCCTGCATTTGTCTGTCCCACTCAACAAATTTGGAATATAACTTTTCTGATAAATGTTTTGGATCTCTGTCTGCCATAATCTTCTTTCCTCCCTCAAATGTTTGTTACCCGTTTTGTTTTTCTTCTATGTTTTCCAGAATTTCAAATAGTTTCGCTTTGACTAACGGAGAATATCTTGCCGCGAAGTAAAGCGCCACCGGACCTACTAATAAACAAAATACGCCGAACAATAATGTAAACATAAATCCTCCCTAAAATTTATCTGTTGCACGTTCCATCTTGCCTGTCCTGTCCTCTAGGATACTCTGAGACTTTTGAAGAATACCCAATGCTGTTTCTAACTTGCCCGTTCTGCCATTGGCAATACGCTGCAATTCAAAAACACTACCGATATCTTTTTTTAAATCAAAATAAGTCCGTTCATAAAAGCTACGGTTTTTCTCAATGTGATCCTTTATTTCACTGCATGACTTTTCATGCCTCTCTGCCAATTCCCTGGCTGTTTTCTTGGCATCTTCTTTGATGGTTTCTTCTGTCACCTCTCTGGCATTCATCCATTTTTTAAATAAGTAAATAGCTACGCTGACTGCTGTGATTGTTACTCCACTGTTGATGATAATTTGTAACATGCTGAATTCTGCTGTTTGTGAAGCCATGGATTATCGGTCTCCTTTATATTCCTTTTTGCCAACCTGAGGGGGTTAAGATTGAAACATTTATTGCATTTGTTATTCCACCGCCACCTGTTCCTTCATCCGTTACATATCCAAGCATTTCATCCAGATAAATCGTATTTTCGGCATCAGCATTGGTGATTGTAATAATAATAGAATCAATGGCGTCTTTATTGGCATTGGCAACAGCACTTATATCAATGGTCTTTTCTTCCCAAGTGTCGGCGGAAGAAATTGCAATATTGCTTTCCGTTGTCGTCCCACCTGAATCATGGAAGCCGATTTTTAAATTTGTACCTGTTCTGCTTGCTCTTATCCAGAATTTAATACTGGTCTGGTCGGTAAGATTTATTGTTGGAGATATTGTTCTGGTAAGTGGATGATTCAATGCTACTGTTTGCGGTGCAACAACTTTCATGGAATAATCGCCTTCTTCTTTGATGGTGGATTCGGACGTTCTGGTAACGGCATTTTCGAGATACAATTGTGCTTCATAAAAACTCGTTGCCGTTCCCGAATAAACATCTATTGTATAAAAACGGTAATACCGATAAGCGGTACTATTATCAAAACTAAAATATTGCCATGTTTCAGAGTTGGCAGTTATTCCGGTGTATAAAGTTGTCCAATCGGTTCCGTCGTTACTTCCCTTAATATAAAAATTCTTGTACGCATTTAATGACGGATATATCCCCGCTTTATTCGCTATCTTGGCGACACCCTCTCCAAAATCATACTGCCACCACTCACCCGCAATGTTATAGCTTTGACTTGCCCACCTTGTAGATAAATTGTTATCACCACCATAAGCGGGAATATAAGAACTGTTGAATTGACTGCTTGCCGATATAGTTCCACCTGTTAGAATGTTGGACAAGTTAATTCTCCATGCCGATTGAGCGGCACCGTCCGTTGCATATTCAAATTTGTCAATCGTGACCGGCATTAGATTTTACCTTTTAATTCCTGTCTGGTTGCAGTTGTTAAATCTGCCATCTCCAAATTAACCTTTTCTTCATTATTAAATGACCTGTAAGTCGTGCCGTCTGGATTTGTGCCTGTTAAAACGTCTTCAACAACAAGAATTATTTTTGTTATTTTCCGCTTCCTTGTTGCGTTACCGATTATTATTTCTTCTGCCATGATGTACTCCTAATCACTTATTTTACTCACCGCTACTATAATGGATGGAGAAGCCGGACGAGCCGGAGTCCCAGCGGTTCCAGTAGCAACCATTTGTACCCCAGCAGCATTCCCCCAATACATTAAAGTAAATTTCTGTCCGGCAGTGAATGTATAAATATATGTTACGGTCACTATTCTTTCATTCCCAGTTCCGACAAACTTGGAAACAGTGTTAGAACGAGGGACATCTGCTCCATCTACACGCAACCAAATATTAAGAGTGTCATTTGGTGTGTCTGTTTTTGCAACTGCTGAGAAAGTTATTAGATAGGTTCCGGCTATATCAATTTGAACATCTGCGCTGGCCGTCCCTGCTGTGCTGTGAGTTAGACCGTTTTTAACATCATCGTACTCAAGGATTACCGGGTAGGCTATGGTAGCGGCAGTGGCAAATTGGGAAGTTAAGGAACTGAAATTACCATATGGGAGAACACCTAATGGCGCTGTTCCTGATGTACCAGCATAACCAGCACTTGTGGCTTTGGCGGCAGTTCCTGCATAATCCGAGCTAGATGCCGTCCCAGTTTGGATATAAATAGAACCTAAGGGAATACCGGTTGTCCCCATGGCAGCCGATGTTCCCCAATAGGTGTTAACAAGATATCCCGTTGTCCCGCTGGTTTGGTTCCCAGTTACTCTTAAAGAATTAAATGTTCCATCTGAGCCAATTGCGGTTGCAAAATATGCAGTTCCTGATTGGCCAGCCGAAGCTGAATAATAAGACGTACCTGCATTACCGGCACTTGTCGCATATAAGGCAGTCCCCGATGTAGTCGCAAAAGATACAGTCCCGGATGTTCCAGAGGTCGCCCCTCCTGTAATGGCTATTAAAGCTGTCCCTGCATATCCGGCTGACTGAGCGAATCCGGCAGTTCCCGATTCTCCTGAACTTGTAGCATAAGCTACTGTGCCTGACGAACCACTGGTTGACCCACCGGATAACGCTATGAGGGCGGTGCCGGAATAACCTGCTGATGTGGCATAGGCAACTGAATCAGGAGAAGTACCTGAAGAACCTGAACTACCACTGGAACCACTTACTCCTGATGTACCAGATGAACCTGAGCTACCACTTGAACCTGAAGTTCCAGAGCTACCTCCTGATGTTCCACTTGTTCCTGAGCTACCACTTGAACCACTTATTCCAGAACTTCCCGATGTACCTGAACTACCTCCAGATGTTCCTGATGTTCCACTTGTTCCAGAGCTACCACTTGTTCCTGATGAACCTGAACTTCCTGATGTACCTGAACTACCACCTGAAGTTCCTGATGTTCCACTTGTTCCTGAGCTACCATTAGTTCCTGATGAACCAGATATCCCACTGGTTCCAGAACTTCCACTTGTACCACTAGTTCCAGAAGAACCTCCTGAAGTTCCTGATGTACCTGAACTTCCAGATGTTCCACTACTTCCACTAGTACCAGAACTACCACTTAGTCCTGAACTACCCGACGTACCGCTTGATCCTCCTGAAGTACCAGATGAACCTGATGTACCTGAGCTTCCTGATGTACCTTTTGTTCCAGAAGTACCTGAACTTCCAGATGTTCCAGAGCTACATCCAGAAGTTCCTGACGTTCCAGAGCTTCCTGATGAACCTGACGTTCCAGAGCTTCCTCCTGAAGTACCACTTGAACCAGAAGAGCCACTTGAACCTGATGTTCCTGATGTGCCGATAGGAGAAGTACCTGAAGAACCTGAACTACCACTGGAACCGGAAACTCCTGATGTACCTGACGAACCCGAAACTCCGCATGAACCGGAAGTCCCACTTGTGCCTGATGTCCCTGAACTACCCGATGACCCAGCACTACCTGAAGTACCGGTCATTCCTGAAGTCCCTGATGTTCCACTTGATCCTGAAGATCCAGCTAATCCATCATGTTCTAAAGTAACATTGATATCATTAATATTTTCCAACGTAACATTAATTTCTGTAGCATCACTAATTGTTACGGTTATATCAGTATCGCTCATACTCCCGTCCCCGCAGTTCCTGGAGTTTTTGTCACTCCATATTCAAGATCAAACTTTCCCTTCATCACAGTTATAAATTCATCATTTAGGCTTGTCGTCACAGAAATATCATAATCATAAACCCCGATATCCAGATTAGCTGTATCTGATGGAACAAGAGATATTTGTGCGCTGCCCGATGTTCCAGATGTCGTATCGGAAAATGAAGTAACTACTTTCTGGAGAGACGCATCAGAATCCGGTAAATCATAATTGGTTTTAAGAGTAAACTTTATTACCCAATTTTTAATATTATAGGGAATACCAGCGGAATTTTTAAAAGTTATTCCATAGGTGTGTGAATTACCCCGGGTAAGTGAAAGTCGTCTATATGCCATTTTGGTTTGTCCTCTTTAGTTTAATTTTACCAACAATATAACCCTACCTATCTACTGGACAATCAAATCCACATCGAATTTGCTGTTATTTCCTCCGGCAGTGGTTCCGGTCTGGGTTGCGATTATTTTAATAAAAGGCATTACTTCCGGCTCAAAGGTAAGGATATCTCTTCCGGCAGTGCCGAAAGTGCCGATGGCTACTGCTTTTGATGGAGTGACAAAAGTTCCATCTTCCAACGCGCATCCGGAATAGGTAAACAATGTGGTTCCGCAAGTAGACGCCGTGCCACTCATTATATTAGTAGCTAAGGCAAAATAACCGTTATTGGCTATATGCCTGAGATCTATTTTATCTGACACGCAAGATGTTCCGGAATTTAAATTTTGATTTTTAAAAACTGATATGGTTGTTATCTTAGCCATAATATCCTCCAGCGTTGTTTAGGTGCCGCTCACCTTTTTTGTATCCGGATATACAGAGGAAAATATCCGAAGATGTTAATAATGGGAGAAGGTATCGGTTACTCCTCCCCGATAAATTTCAATGACTGCTCCGTTAATCGTTTAACTAACTAAAACAGACGAATTTCAAGGGTAAACTATGTAGACGTTCCCGATGTCCCCGATGTTCCGGATGTTCCAGACGTTCCGGATGTTCCAGAGCCAGCCGAAGTTGCATACATGGCAGTCCCGGCATACGAAGCAGTTGTTGCCACCATTCCAATACTGGAAAGAACTTGTGTCGACCCGTTCTTAAGATCTTCGATAAGTTTTTTAAGTTTTAAAATAGCCATTTTTAAAAGTACTCCTTTATTTATTATTAAACTTCAAATTCCTAACTTCCAAATTCCCGGTCTCTCATTCTCCCCATCATAGGAATTGTTTTTCTCATGCGGTCGGAATAAGCGTCGGGAAGCGGCCCGAATTTCATCGTAAAACTATCTTCATACTGTTTGGCCAAAACAAAATTTAAGGCATCGGCGTCCGGTTTGGAATAAGCCAGTTTCGCCGCCCAATCACATAAATCAATATGATATTTCTCGTCTATTTCCGGAGATGTCTGCATGGTAAATGAGATTAACGGAAGGCGAGACACAACCAAATAAGCGGTGTCATCGGATGATGGAGAAAGAAGAAAAGTAATGGTATTCCCCGGCTCGTTGAGAAACGCCGATGGATATCCACCGCTGCCCGCCGTTCCCACCGTTCCATTAGTTCCCCACCAGAAGAATTCTTCATCAACCTGGGGATAAGTTAACGGGCCACGAAGAGGGTAAGTCATGGATTTCAATTGGCAACGTTTTATTTGTAGTATTTTGGGGCTAAGTTGATACACGGCCTGATCAGCAAGAACAGAAAGAACGCAAAGCGATTTTTGCCCCGCCGTGGAAGCTGTTGCCGCGGTTCCGGAATCATTAGAAGTAGTCGCATCGATGATCAAATGAGCGCGCCTGCATGCCTGAACTTCAGCATAATTAAGAAAACGTAGAAGTTCCGTGTCCGGCCACAGGTAGGGTATGGACATATCATCCAATACACTTTCTCTTAAATGGGCGATTAATTCTCTTCCTGTCATTCTTTATTCCTTCTTTACTCCATGGCCGGAACTTCTTTCTTACCAACCTCTTCTTCCTTGCCAACATCCTCTTTAATCAGGATATAAGTTATTCTCGGCATGTCTCTTCCGTGAGATTTATAACTTCCATCCGGATTTTGAATCTGGATAGTGTCGGTTCTAATCCGGGTATCAATCATCTTACGAATTGGCCGCGGGATATCTATTTCTTCTCCCGGTTTGATTAAATAAGCAAATCCGTTAAGAGACACAAAAGCTCCCTCTGACGGAATATCGGGAGTCTGGTTAACAATAATACGATCGCGAACATGACCTTCCGGGCCGGTAAAATACTTTTCCGGATTCTTTTTCATATCCAGTTCTAACTTTTTAGCCGCAGTTAATTCTTCCGCTCTTTCTTCTCTTGACGTAGCCATAGTAACAATTCCCTCCATTTGTATAAGTTTTGGCAACATCTTGTACTTTCTTTTTCTGACGTAGCCATAGTAACAAATTCCATATCTAATCTAATCTAATCTACAATAGTAGAAATTAAACTCCATTAATGGAGGAGAGTAAAAACCCTCCTCCGGTTTCCGGTTAACTTAACCGGTTAACTTATGATTCTGCCTTAAACGGTTCCTGATACGGCATATGAACAAGTGCGGAAAAAGAACATGTGCCCATTGTTCCGGCACCGCCAACACTGAAGTTTGCGCCTGTTCCCGCCGGACCTTGCAACAACATAGAGGCCAAAGCCACACAGTTATCGGGAAGATCGGGAAGTTTACATTCCGCAGCGGCCAATGTCGCGGTGGCATAATCATCTTTCTTAACGATATTGCCCGGGCCGCAGACACGAGCTGTTCCGTCAGTACCGCCATAGATAAGGAATTTGCAGCAACAATTTGTTCCCATTGTTCCCATGCCGGTCTGAATATTGTCGCCCGAATAAGCTCCTGTGCCGAGATTGATATTATCAGTCGCGACAATTGTGTAAAGAGAGCCATTGATGGAAGCGAATACAGGATTATTGGTGCAAACACCTGTTGCAGCCGTTCCCGCGCTTGCAGCCGTTCCGGCCACTCCGTTGGTTCCGGAGACCACTCTATTCACAATGCCCTGAATTGTCCTGCGAATGGTGTCATCAAAGAAAGCCATATTAGCTTTCCTTTTAGCGTTTTCAGCGCTGATTTTAGGATCATCAAATTTTGCGTAAGCCATAATATTACTCCTTTAAATTATGAGTTGAGTTGTCCCGGTCGTGAGTTCAATTACCGCGTTCGCCGGGATGTTCAACGCGGTTGGTATTTACAATTCTCAAGCCAACTCTTGCTTAGAACTGTAAAAAAAAACAAAACACCATTTTTTAGGACGTACATGCAACTTCGGCGACCGCCATCCATGCGTCATTTAAAATTACCGTTGTCTGCATGGTTTTCCATCCTACGGAACCTCGCTGGGCCAATGGATCAGCGATACTCGGAGTCAGATTAACCACCATCGGAGTAATCGCGTACTGGCCTTTAAGCGCGATGAATCCGTAAGCATCCTTGCCGAAATACATAACCGGATACACATCAGCGTTCCCGCCGGTTGCTATCATAGTCGAAGTTGCAGCTCCGGCTCCAACATAGGGAGTGAAGATTGTGGATTTGAGATAACGAACATCTTCACAAGCTCCGATTTCAGTTTCCCACGGACTGACTTTTCCGTAATCGGCCACCGAAGTAAATCCCGTAAGACTTCGGATATCAGAAGTAAGATCAACGTGAGTCACCCCGGCATAGGCTGGCAGAATGGATTCCGTGTTAAACGATGGAGTAGACTTTACAATACTGGTTACAAATCCAGCTTCCTGACGTTCCAGTGCGCGGACAATCCGACGCTGGTCGGCGCGCGAAATAGCCGCTGCCACTAATGCTCTGCTGGCAACTGAATTCGCATAGAAAACATTACTACATGCCTTAAGCACATTGTAACGCAATGTTTCAACTGTCTTTGCCGCCTGTTCGCCGATAACCGCCACAGCTTCCTGAAGAACAGGGTCTTCATGGGTATCTGCTATAACATCAGTAATACCGACTAAGCCTCCGTATTGACTTAAAGCTGCTGTAATATCTGTTGCGGTCATTTTATCGGCCACAGGAGTTACGCCTTCAGTTAATGCCGTTGTGCGAAGGCCCAGACTATTATAACGTCTGAATTTCATCGACTGGGTCTTATTCGCGGGTAAACTTTTAGCTTGCATTATTGTTACGGATTTCTCCGGTTTGTTATTTCTAACAAACTCCCGGTATTGCTACTGGGTTCAGACTATATCTTGGCTCACTATATTGATTGCGAGTCGTCCCAATTATTGAACGATAAGAATTGTAACATTTGCGACAAAATCTTCCACGGCGATCATCATTACGCAAGGTAAATGCTTTAATAATTTTCTCTCCGCATATTTCGCATTTGCATTCTATCGGATCACCAAATTCTCTTAATGTTTTTCCATCATCCTTAATTTTATATTCCATTGAAGGATGAATAAAATCTTTAATTATGCTAAAAAACTTTTCTCTGTCTTTTCTGCGAAGTCTCAACATTAAATATTTTGCATTGAGATGGTTGGCGCGAAATTCAAGTTGAAATTTATCAGCTAAAGATTTTGTCATTATTTCATGCTCTGCCACATTAAAACAATTGGTTTCCAACATAGGAGTTAAATAATTTTCATGGTTTTTGAGATGTCCATCGTCTTGATACCAAATAGCAAGACCTAATGGAGTTAAGGAATTCATCAGAAAATGATCTATCGTTTTTCTTCCATTATGATAAAATCTTTTCCAGAGGTGAGTATAAAGAGGATGAGTTTTTGATAATACTCTTACCTTCTCATACTCTTTTCCTTTAACCGTAATAACACCTTCAGTCACTCGAACATCCGTCAACTGCCCAAGAATATCAGATTTCCAAACAGCATAATCTTTTTGCTTTTTGCTGTGAGCAAAATCCATATGGGCATTTGTTGATCTTCCACTTAAATTGAGATGTCCGTCTCCTAAAACCATTCCTATTATTGCTCCCTTTAATTCTTCTTCGTTCATAGTCGTTACACCTTCCGTTACGGATTGGCTCGGTATTGTCCCAAAAAA